CTGCGTTTTGCGTAAGATTTAACGAGCCAGCACTGCTCCACATAGCATTGCCAGCAACCCCGATCTCAAATGCTTTGCCGCTGTCCCATCCACTCGGCGTCACCCCGAGGCCGAGGTTGCCGGAGGCGTCGAGGCGGGCGCGTTCGGTGTTGTTGAACGTGTCATAAAACGACAGGCCAGCCGTTCCGTTTAGCGTGCGGAGACCAAATCGACCGACGCCACCTTCATAGAAGTTGATGCCAGATGCCCCAGACGTGGAATTGAAATGACCGCCAATGCCAGCGCCTTCGACAGTAAACAGCCCGAACGCATTCGGGTTAGTCGTCCCCACGCCCACGCGGTTGTTCACCGCGTCCACGAACAGCGTGCTGGTGTCTACGGCGAGGTTGCCAGAGGCGTCGAGCAGAAAGCGCTGAAGCCCGCCAGTGTTAATCTCTACATGCCCAGTGCCGGACGCGCTGAGACTAAGGCGACCCGGCGCTGACGGGTGGCTGTCGCCAAATACCAATAGGTTGGCGCCAGCCGTAGCAATCGTGCCGCCATACACACGGATGTAGCTCGTATCAACGGATCGCCCGTTTTCCGGACCGAACACGCCGTTCCCGCTCACCGTCAGGCTCGACAGCGTACCGACGCTGGTCAGGCTGGACGCCGTCACGCCCGACGCCAGCGTGTTGCCTGACAGCGTGCCAGCGGCTGCGGTGACCGTGATGTCCGCCGTGCCGTTGAAGCTGACGCCGTTGATGTTGCGTGCCGTCTGCAAGGCGGTCGCCGTCGCGGCGTTGCCCGTCGTGCTGCCGCTGCTGCCGCTGACGCTGCCGGTGATCGTGTTCGTGACCGTCAGGTTGGTCAGCGTCCCCACCGACGTGAGCGACGACGACACCACGTTGCTGGCGAGGGTCGTGCCCGTCAGCGTCCCGGCGGCAGCCGTCACGGTGATGTCAGCGGTCCCGTTGAACGACACGCCGTTGATGTTGCGCGCCGTCTGGAGCGCCGTGGCGGTGCTGGCGTTGCCGCTGAGCGCCGCCGTGATCGTGCCCGCCGCGAAGTTGCCCGAGCCGTCGCGCTGCACTACCGCGTTCGCCGTGTTGGCGCTCGCCAGGTTGTCGGTCAGCACCAGTCGAGACGCCGGGACCGAGCAGAACACGTCCTTGGTGCCCGCGCTAAAGGTCACCTTGGTCGTGCCGCCCGCGCTGCTGCCGATCACCGTGTCCCGCGACAAGGTGCCCGCGCCGGTCGTGCCGATCCCCACCTCCCACTCCGCACCGCCCGCGATCACGTAGTACACCGAGACGCCGTTGCCGAACGCCGCCGTGAATGACCGGAACCCCACCGCCGCACCGGCGAGCGTGACGGTCCCCTGCCCCGTGGTCGCGGTGCTCTCCTTGACGCGATCCGCCAACGCCGCCATGGTCGTGTCCCCTTACTGGATGGTGAGCACGCCCGTGCTCGGATCGAAGTCCACCGAGAACGTGTCGCCCGCACCGAGCGTGATGCTGGTGCCGTAGTCCCACCACGCGATCAGGTTGTCGCTGGCGCTGGTGTCGTTGTACAGCACGGCATAGCGGAAGGGGCCGATGCTCCCGCCCGCCGCCGTCCACGTGGCGGGGTCCGCCAGGACGAGCTTGTAGACGCCCGCCGTCTGCGACGAGCTGGTCTGCGTGGCGGTGTTGCCGCCCGCCGTGTAGCCGTTGCCCGCGCTAATCTCCGCCAAGTCGGCCTTTACGGCATCGTTCGCCGCGTCGGGCGTGGCGTTGCTCAGGTACACCTTGAGGGTATCGCTGCCGAGGTTGTGCACCTTCTCGGCCAGCGCCTCGACGAATGCGTTGAACTTGTTGTAGGTCGCCACCGTCTCCTCCGGGTCAGGTCATGAAGCCGACGCCACCTAGCGTCAGCACGGAAGCCGTGATTGCCGTCGTGTCGCTGTCGTTCTTGATGACGACCGAGATGATGTCGTCCTCGGCGATGGGGATGAGCCCGGACAGGTAGATGCCGACCGGATTGTCGCGCAGGTTGCCGTAGAACGCGGTGAGCGCCAGCCCGGGGATCGCCACGTTGTTCTTGGCAAATGTGCAGGTGAATCGCTTGTTGTTGGCGGCGGGCAGCACCTCAAGCGTGGCCTGCGCGTTCAAGACCTGCGTGGTCGCCTTCTCCCACCGAAGCTGACCGTTGGCGGGCATGGACACACAGCTCGTGCAGACCGCCGTGTCCAGTGCGGTGGTCCCCGCCACCGGCACGTAGGTGCCGCTGCTGGCGAAGGTAGTCTCGACCGCCCCGCCGCTTGCCAGCTCAAGCTGGCCTCGGCTCGGGTAGAGCGAGACCGTCAGGTCGCGCACCACCTGGGCGGTGATGTTGCCGCTCGTGTTGTCGGCCAGCAGGGCCAGCAGCGCCGACAGCGTGCGTGGGGTGTCAGCCATCAGGCGAAAGCCTCGTCGAAGGCGGAAGAAAACTCGTCGGTGGTCACCAGATGCACGCCGTCCAGCGTGGGCAGCGCCTCAAAGCCCGCAAACTCCACCGCGTCAGTGGGCGTGACAACTTGCAGGTCCAGTCGCTGCGCGCGCAGTTGACGCAAGCGCACCACGCCACGCACCCAGTACAGCGCTTCATCGTCCTCGATGCGCACGATGCCATTCAGTGGCACCGCCACATAGTCTGCCACGGTGCCGCGCGCAGCGCTGCGATAGCTGACGTGCGACTGCGGCTCGTTGCCGATGTTCTCGCTCGCGCCCGTCACGTCGGCGCGTCCCCAGTATGTGCCTTGGTACACGTAGACGGGACGCACGAAGCCGTCCGCACCGCCGTCGTGGCGTGCCCAGAAGCTTAGTCGTTGATTAAGGCGACCAGCGACCATGGTCACTGCGCCACCCCCAGACGAAAGAGCCGCAGCGACTTCATGATGCGCGCCACAGTCTCGCGACTCGCATCCCAACTGATCGTCGTGTCGCCCGCCTTTTCGCTGCTCGCACCAGGCGTGCGGCGCTGGTACAGGTCCGCCGCGAGGTCGAGGATCATCTCACTGAGTAGCGGCTCAATGCGCGCATAGTCTGCACGCAAGGAGAGCCCACACTGCGCGGTTATCGTATACGGCCCGTTATAGAAAGACTCCAGCGGCTTAGCGTAAATCATGCCCGACGCCCCGTATACGGTATACGTCGTTGCGTCCACCGTGTCGCCGTCAGCGTCAGTGATAGTGACAGACGCAATGGGGCGACGCGGAAAGATCAGCGACAGCACGGGCTCGTCCAGCGCATCGGCGCGATCCACTGCGGTCTGCGACTCGGCAGCGATGGGACAGTCGATCCATCCCTCCAGCATTGCCTGCGCGCGCGCAAGCAGCGCCGTGAGGAGCGCGTTCTCGGCGTTCGTCTCGATCTTCAAGTAGCTCTTGAAGTCCGCCACTGTCGGCAGTGCCACTATGCCCCCACGGGTGGGCGGTTCATGAACGCCTGGAGTGTATCGCGATACAGGGCGCCGACCACAGGGTAGTCGTGAAAGCGCACCGTGTAATCGTATACGCGACGAGCCTCGCGCGCGTAGAAGCCCGAGTCAACGCACAGGCGCTTGAGCACTTCGCGCAGGGCGTCCGCGTCATCGGCGACGGTCCACGGGACCTCGATGCCGAGGCGCGTCAAGTCTGCTTGTGCGTCTGGGTCACCCGCCAGCACGGGCAAACCCATCGCGGCGCCCTCAAGCCCAGAGCCTTGCATGCCCAGCCAGAAGGAGTCAAACACGACATGGCATGACGCCTTGAGCGCGAGCGCCTCACCGTGCGACAGGTCCTCAATCAGCACAGGCTCAATCGGCAGCCCATAGTCGCGCAGGTAACTGGTGATGCGCAGAAAGTCCGCGGTGCCCTTGATCTCACGCCGCGTGGGACTATGCGCGACGCGCAGCTTGCCACCCTCCCACGGTAGCGGATAGCGCGTCGCCTGCTGGCGCAGCGCGTGATAGTCTGCAACCGGCATCGGGATCGGAAGCCACTGATCCACGCCGTGGCGATAGTGATAGGGGCGCGCCCCATACACCAGCGCACTGAGCGCCTTGTCCATCTCCTCGTCGCGATAACTCTTGCGCGCGCTACCGGGGACCATGCTGCCATGATACGTGATCGCCACGCGCTGACCGGGCGCCGCGTCGCTGCGCAGTTGCTGAAGCAGCGTGCGATAGTCCATGTGGCAATGCACCACGTCCGCCGTGGCGAGCAGCGCTTCCACGGTGGCGCGATGATACTCGCCGTCCCACTGGCGCAGGTGCGTTGCCGGGTTGGTGTAACCCCAGCGCACCAGCGCCGACACGACGCCAGGCACCGCGTTCGCGGCACTATGGTAGCGGTACACTGCGCAGCCTGGGTCGTACTCCGTCAGTTGCAGCACGCGCAGCGGGCGCCCTTCTATTGGTGCAGGCGCATAGTGCGACGCGACAGTGGGCGGTGTGAGCACGCGCCCCACACTGTCCCATAGGGTGGCGGCGCTCAGCTCATCAATCAGGATGGCGCCCTCCGGCAACCCAGACGGCAGCGCGGGCACCATCTCATCCCATGCTGCGCGCGCGGCTGGCGCCATCGCGAACAGCATGGGATGCGTAAGCACGGCGCCAATGCGCACCAGCGCTGGCACGCGCTCAGCCTCAACCTCAAACCACTCGCGCGCCTGACGACGCACGCCGCCCACGATGCACGGCGCCAATGCGACGCAACGCACCGTGGGCGGGACCGCAGCCGCAGGAGGGAGCGCCCCTGCGGCTTTGGTCTTGCCGCGCGCAGCCTTACGAGCTGGCGACGACATCCAGCACGACGAACGGCGAGTGCGGATCCACCTTCACGCCCGCCGACGTCTTGTAGGCATACGTCGACGTGGGGATCGGGATGCCGCCACCACGCGCCAGGAACCGGTACGTGGTGATGTCCTGCACGAACTTGACGTGGATGGACGACTCGACCGTCAGGGCCTGCCGCAGCCCCATGGCGTAGAAGTCCCCGTTCACAAGGGCGACGTCGCCCTTGGTGCCGATCGTGGGCAGAAGGTCCGTGACCACCACCGGCAGCCCCAGCAGCAGCATCTGCGGGCGATCGCGCAGGTTGCTGATCCAGGTCACCATCGTGTTGTTCGTGGTCTGGAGCGCGAACAGCTTGGACAGTACGCGGCGCGAAATCATCCACACCGAGTTCGGCCCCAGCGTGTGACGCTCGTACATGGCGAACGCATCCGCTGCGCTGAACGTCCCCGCGCTGGCGCGGTTTACGGCGATCAGTGCCGTGTTGTTGTCGTTCAGTGCGCCGAGCGGCTGGGACGAGCCCGTGCCGTCGATGGTGAGGTCTTCGTTCAGCTTGTTGATGATCTGCCCGCCGACCGCGGTGGTGACCTCGCTGGGCAGCTCGCCCGTGAAATCGTCGCCGAGGATTTCGTCGCCGAACTCCGTGATGGCGGCGTACTTGTAAATCTCCAGCAAGCGCTGCCCAAAGACCGGGTCGCGCTCAGGCTTGGTGCTGCCCTCGCCGACGATCGTCACGTTCGCGATCTTACCCGCCATCGGGCGGTTCAGCGTGGTCGTGCCCTCGTCCTGGATCAGGTACGGGATACGCAGCGACCGACCCGGCACGTTGTAGCGCCGCGCGTACTGGAAGATGCCCGGCTGCGCGTTGCTCACGCTGAAGATTTCCGGCACCTGCGTGAGCGGCAGCAGATACTCCCCGCCAGAGGTGGAGCCCGTGATCGTGCGCGTCATTTCTGCCACCTTGCGCAGCCCCTCAATCTCGCGCGGCTGCTTGGTGCCCTTCGCCGCAGCGCGCAGGTACGCGCCCAGCGTGGGGAAGTGATTGACGAGCACCTTGCGCACGTCGTCCATCGCGTCCGCCATGCCGCGGAACTCAGTGCGCTGGGACTCACCCTGCGCGTCAATGCGCGTCAGTCCCTCGTCGCCGCCCTGACGATTGATCTCGGCGTCGGGCGTGAACTCTGCCGCCGCCTGCGCGCGCATCTCCAGCGCGACGATCCCGTCCGTGCGCGTCTTCACCTCGTCCGCACTCAGCGTGAGCGCGGGGTCCATCAGCTCGGCGCGCAGCTTCTGCGCCTGCATGCGCAGCTCATTGGCGGCGCGGTTCTTGGTTACCAGCGGGCTCGACATCGTCTCTCCAGTCTACAGGGTATAGGTGCGCCGCACGGCCTCTAGCCGTTCGGCCATCGTCAGCGCTGCGGTGCCCTGATCAGTGCGCGCAGGCGTGGACGAGGCGCAGCACGCGTCGCTGCTCGTGTCCGGTGCCGCGTCGTCCCGGTAGGGCGAGGCGTAGCGATCAAGCACTGCGTGACGGTCGGTGACGCTGAGCGCGTCGAGCGCCATCTCCGCAGCAAGGATGAGCAAGTCACGATCCGTGCGCACGGCGTCGTGGGGCTGCTCGAGTACATCATGGCGCGCGCCCAGCACATCAGTGCCAGGCACGCTCGGCATCGGGGTCAGACTGATTTCGCGCAGCTCAATTTCGAGGAAGCGCTCGACCATGCGCCCGTCGACCTGCACCATCTCGCTGCGCCTTGGCACGAAGCCAATGCTCAGTCCGGTCGACGCGCCAGCCGCCATGACCGCCTGCACGTACTCCTTCGCTGCGCGCCCGCCCTCGGTGTCGAACAGGTCAGCGACCATCACGAGCGCGTCCTCAGTCTCTGTGAGACTGGCGACGACGCCCACGTGACTGTCGACCTCGCGCTCATGGTCCATCAGGAACGGCACCTTGCGCGCCTTGACCTTGAGGTCGATGGTGCGCTTGGCAGCACCGCGCGCAAACATAGTGCCATAGGTGTCGACCTGATCAAACGTCAAGGCGATGCCAGTGATGCGCCCTGCCACGCCAGTGGGCAGCTCCTCCTGGCGCGTGAGTAGCGCGGCCTCATGGCGGCGCGTCAGCACGAGCGACGCATGCGCAGTCATAGTTCCTCGGGGGTCTGCGTGTAGTAACCCATAGTGCAACGGCAGTTGATGATCTCGGACGGATCATTGCTTGCATCATCAAGCGGGAAGCGCAGGCCGTTGCTGAACGTCTCATCGATGTCGATGATGCCCTCATCCATCGCATCGCTATGCGTTGGACGCGTCTTGTTGTCCTCGAACGCGAGCCACTCCTTGGCGCGGAACAGGTCGCCCTCGGCCTTGACCTGATCCCACTCGCCCTGCGCCAGCGCGCCGTTAGTCTCAGTGCGCGCAATCGTCATGGCGCGGCGATCCGTCATCGGCTCCCCGTACACCGTGGACTGGATGAGGCGCGCCACTTCGCGGTAACTCATCTCGGCAACCTCGCCCGCGCGCACCGCGGCGAGCACCTGCTTGCTGGTGGTGTCGCCAATGAGGGTAGCCAGTCGGTCGGCGCGGTTGAAGATCGCGCGCAGCACCTCAGGCGACTTCATCCCAAACGAGTAACCAACGCCCACTGCCTCGCTCGCGCCGAAGAGGTACATCTCCTCGATCAGCTTGAGATACGCCTCGCGCCATGCGCGGTGATAGTCGCCGCCGGGGGCGTACTCCTCACGAATGCGACGCTCAATTTCGTCGAGGATGGGATCACGCGCCCGCGTCGCGTTCGCAAACAGCGACGCCACGTTGCGCGCGTCACCGCGAAAGCGCTCCTTCGCGGTGGTGTAGAACGGCTTCTCCTGCCGGTCCAAGTCCGCCATGCGCCGCTGGTAGAAGCGCACCAGAATGTGGTCGGCGTTGGGCTCGTCGCGGTCCAGCCAACGCGGGCCGCGCAGCACCTCAGGATGATGCACCCACCACGGGCGCCCCTGCTCGTCAGTCAGTGGGACAACGGCGTCACTGACAGTGATCAGCGCAGATGGTGCAGTCGCACTCGATGTCGCATCGACCGGCACCAGCGGCGCCATGGCAACACGCGACGATACGGAGGAACGACCTGACGATGCACCACGCGCCGCACGGTCATCGAGCTTCTCCTTGGCTTCACGGATGACGGCTCGCATGTGATCGAGCCCACGATCGCCCACGACCAACCACTTCACCTGCGCAATGACGCCAGGCAGGCGCGTGTTGCCGCGATGCCGCGCCGCCCACGCCTCGCGCAAACGCACCGCGTTTTCCTCGGCCTCAGTGTTCGGCTTGCCCCCACGCTTCGCAATGGGCGCCAGCAACGCAAACTGCCGATTGCCGCGTACGTTGCCACCCTTGCGCCAAAGCTCAGGGTAGTCGTCCTTCAGTGCCTGCGCCTCATCAACGGGGAAGCGATCCCACTGCGAGTTGCGCAGACTGACAGGCTTGTCGTCTCCCTGTTCAGGGAAGTCCGTGCGCGGCTCAGCGCGATCCTCCTCCTCGTCCTCCTCTTCCTCGTCTTCGTCCTCGTCATCCTCAGTCTGTGGCGCAGGCGCACGCGGCGCTGCACTGACGGTTTCCGTCACCGTGCCTGCGCCTTCGATCGTGTTGGGCTGCGTAGGCGCGCCCGTGCCTGCGTCGCCCACCAGTTGCTCAGCCTGCTGGAGCGTGAGCCCGAACAGAATCTGAAGCATCGCCACACCACTGCCGCGCGGCAGTTGCCCCGCCGCCACGGCGAGGATAATGTCCTTCGCCGCAGCGATCTGCGCCCCGTTGAGGTTGATCGTCAGTCCACCACCACCAGGCGCAGGCGCCGCGTCAGCGCCCTCCGCAGGCGGCGCAGCGGGCAGCGCCACGCCCTCAGGCGGCAGCCCTGCACTATCAGTGGCAGGCGCCTGATCCATCACGGCGCGCGGATCCAGCACCGCCACCGCGGCGGGCGTCAGGGTCGTGCCCGCCTTCAGGGCGATCGTGTCGGTGGGCTCAGGCAGGGGCGACAGCCGAAGCGCGCGACGCGACTCCTCCCACGTGCGCAGCCCGTCCCCGAACTCGGCGCGCACGCGCGTGCTGGTGACCTCATCGTTTTCGACGAGCTCACGCATCATGTCGTGGTCGTACGCGATCCACACATTGCCGAACTCAGGGGCAAGCCAGTGATTGAGCTCGTCCTCGATCGCGCAGAGCATGGGCTCGATCGTGTGCTGCACCAGGCGCGCGCGCGCCTCAACGTATTGCGCGCCACTGAGCCCCGCGTCGCTGCTCGCGCTGGCGATCCCAATCATGCGCGGGTCGACGCCAAACGCCGCGCAGATATCCTCACGACTGACGCGGCGCAGGTCAGGGAACTCTAGGTCACTGAGCGTGAAGCCGAGCGGCTTGATGTCGCGCACGGCGCCAAAAAAGGCGGGCGTACCACGCTTGCCGCGATCCACGACGCGCGCCTTATAGCGCTCTTGCATGGCAGTCGCGTCGTCCTGCGTAGCCTCATCACTGAGCAACACGGCGAACGTAGGCGTGCCATCATTGGTCACCACTTGGCGCACATACTTCGTTGCTTCGTTGTCCGCCGCGATGGACGCCAGCGCCGTCGCGCCGCGCGGGAAGCCGAACACGTCAGGCACGTACGGGCGCGGCATCTCGATGTCGCGCACGTGAATGATATCCTCAACAGGGCGTGCCACAATGATGCCTGACCAGTTGCCATAGTCATACCGACGCGCATCGCCGTTGGCGTCCACCCACACTGATTGCAGCGACTCAGGGTTGATCGCCGCCAGCGTGCGTGGGAGCCCCGTGCCACTGGGGCCGCGATCCATCTCTAGCATCGCGTTGCCGTAGCCGAGGAAGTCCACTGCCATGCGCGCGCGCATCGTGCGCGCACTGAAGCGCGGTCCAGGATAGTCAAGCAACAGTTGCAGCGGGTGCGACTCAGGCACGCGCGACTCATAGTCGCCGCGCGCACTGAGCACGATCCACGGCACGGACGCCACGATGTCGGTGACGACGCGCATGCACGCATGCACGACTGGATGCTTGGCAAACCCCTCAGCGCGAATCGCTGCGCCGTCAGGCTTATATTCTTGCGGGTTAGCGGTGCGCACCAGCGAGAGTTGCGCTTGCCCAGACGCCAGCCCATTCATCGGCACCGGCGGCGCGTTGGGAAACATTAGCGGAATCACGGCGCGGCTGGCGTCGGGCGGGTTGACCTCACCGCGAAGGGCACGCAGCGCCAGCCCCACACGGGCGCGCAGTGGCAGCACGTTGGCTTCAGCCATGAGACAACACTACGGCACGCAGGGCGCGCGGCACAAGGCAGCGCGTTGACTTCACACGACAAACGGCGGCATGCGCTTGAGCAACAGCGACGACAGCGCCCACACGAGCGCGTCCACGCGGTCGGGGCTCCCGTCCATAGTCTCAGGGCCGAAGGTGCGCATTTGCTGCTCAAGAATCGGGAAGTGCCCCACGTGCGAAACGCGCCCCTCTTGGTACAGCGCATAGACAGGCTCGGCGCGACTGAGCTTGCCGCGCGTGGCGCGCACGTCAATAATGCGTATGCCCTGCGCCTTCTGCCCCTGTGCGAACAGCACCGAGCGCACCATGTCGCCACCCTGATTGACCTCGGCGACGATACTCCCGTTCCAGCGTCGCGCCGCGTCAATCGCCACTGCGCCCCACTGCGCAGGGCTGTAGCGCCCGCTCAGGTCCTCCAGCACATAGCCGCGCTGATCGCGCCCCATGCCCACGACGACGATGCCGGTCTCATTGCTGGTGGCGTTTGCCGTCACCGCAGGGTCGACGCCGACCAACACGCGCGAGAAATAGTCGGGCGGCACTTCCACGCGCGCGCGCATCAGGTCAGCCTCAGTCCAAAGTAGCCCTTCCGTTGCCGTCGTCCACTCGCCCAAGAACAGGTGAGCAAAGCGCGCCGGGTTTGTCTCGCGCAACCGCTCAGCCTGCTGGATAAATGACGCGCTCAGATTGTGGCTATTCTGTTCGTAGGTCGTGTGAATGTACAGCGTATCAAGCCGAGGCTGAGCGACAAAGCGCCCGTACAGGAAGTGCGTGCGCGTCGCAGGGTTGAGCACAATGACCACGCGGTTCGGACGCCCCACTTGGCGAATGCTGAAGTCAATCGTCTCAAACGACTTCGCATCGACGAGCTCTTCTGCCTCATCAAGCACCCAGGTCGTCACGCCCTGAATGGACTTGAGCCGCGCTGACTGATTGCCGCTGCTCGTCTTGATGCCGCGAAACAGGATGCTCGACCCGGTGCGTTTGTTGACGATGGCGTCGCGCGTGATCGTGAAGTCATCCAGTACACTGAGCAACTCCAACTTCGCCACGAACTCAGGGATGATCGAGATGGACGCAGCGACCATCGTCCAGCGCGTGAACAGGATCACATGCCCAGGCTCGTACGTCAGGTTGAGCAAAAACAGGGCGACATGGAATGACTTCCCGCTGCCGCGCCCGCCCGTCAGGAAGGCATAGCGCCACGACGGGGCGGGATTGAATAGCGGCTGGTAGGCGCTCAGCAGCTCCAGCGGGCGGGGCTCACCCGGCGGGCTGGTCATCCATATAGATGGTGAGGATGTGGTCGGTCGCGGGCCGCGCCCAGCTATAGCGCAGGCCGCGCGTGTTGAGGTACGCCTCGATGCGCTTGCGACTGTAGACGTTGCAGTAGGTGCCGTGGGCGAGCGCGCGATCAACGACCACTGAATCCTGATCGCCCTCGCTGAGCTGAAAGAAGACGACGATGGCTGCCCTGCGCGCGTGCGCCATCAGCGTTTCCAGCGCCGTTTCGTATCCGGGCAGATGTTCCAGCACGTGCCGACAATAGGCCACGTCGGCTTGCTCGTGCTGCTTGTGCGTGTCGATGCTGCCGAGCGCGACCTGCGCCCCGAGCCCTTGCCCATAGGCGACGAGCTCGGGCGTCAGCTCCACGGCCCGGTAGCCAATCCACGGGTGCGCGCGCCAATACGTCTGGAAATCAAGAAACGTGCCGGGGCCAAACTCCAGCACCGATTGTGCCCCGAGCGTCTCCACCTGCTGGAACACGGCGCGGCGGCTGTGCGGGTCCGATTGCTCCAGCCAGCCCGCGAAGGTGCTGCCGGTAATGCCGTGCGCCTGGATGTGGTGGGACCACCAGACTTCATGCGACGCGCGCGAGGCGCTGGTTGGCTCAGTCACTTGGGCGGCTCCACGTGCGGAACGGTGATCCAACTAATGGGCGGCGTGGCGATGGGCTTGTCTCCGCTGGTGATGTCAGTGCGCTGAATGGCTTTGCCAAACGCGCGGTCGAGCAGCGCCTCAGCCGCACGCACATCGCCGCGCGTGGCTTTCATGCGCAGCGCGCGTAGCGTCATCTCAAGCGCCGTGACGCCGTCCTTTTCCTCAGCGAGCACCTTCGCAAGCGCCTCGCGAATGTCAGGTAACTTGGGGCGCCCCTTAGGGTTACCTGACTGCCCCTTCTTGAACCGACTATGCACTGGCGGCGGCGGTGTCGGCATTGCCTGTATCCTCCCTGTTAGTGTCAGTCTTGCGCAGCGCAGGATCGAGCAGCTTTGGCACGGCGTAGCGCCAACGAATCTTATGGTGAATGCGACGATGGTTTTGACCCATCGCTGCAATGCGCACAGACGATGGCGCCATCATGACCGTGTAAAATGATTTGACGTAGGTGCCGTGGTGCAGGTAAGCGTCAGTCAATCCGCCTGCGTTTGCCTGCGTTTGCTTTTGGATAATGGCGACAGGGTTCACTGTCAGAAACAGCACACCACGTGCGCCAAGCGTGACGTAGGCGTTAACGTCCTCGTTCAGTCTGCCTGTAAAATAAAACGGTCGCTCAGTGCAGCACACGAACGTATTCATGGCTTTGCGCAGTGCCATGACTTGCTTCGCGTAGACATTGGAGCCGTTGCGCCCGCCAAGGAAGTCACCGTTCTGCGCCATACACACCGTCGCGGCTCGGGACCGTTGCAAAAAGATCACCAAGGCGGCAAACACGCGATCAAGCGATCGAATTGGTCGCTCAGCAAACACGCCGTGGGCGTCAAACTTGTAGATGAACGCCGTGTAGTCGTCGTCAAGCAATGCGAAATAGTCGACCCCAAGTTGCGCTGCGATCTGCCATATCGCATTGCGTGCATACACTACGACATTGCGATGCGTGAAATTGTCGCCAACGTCAACAGTGCGCGCCATGGCGGCTTTGTCAAAGACAACGACCTCGCCGTCAAACTGATCTTTGTACGCATCGACGGTAGAGTCCTCATTGTCCAGGACAATGACGACGCGCCCGGTGTATCCAGCGCGCTGCAACGTTGCCAGAGTGTGCACGCGATCTGGTCGCCGGTTGCTGACAATGAACACCGCGAAGCTATATGGTGGCGTCATCGTCATGGTCGTCAGTCATGATGTCGCGCAGGTCTGCGGCAAGCTCCACAAAGCCACTGCGCACGGCGTGGTCGAAGTCAATGATCACGAGCGCCGAATCCTCCATCAGTCGCTGAATGTGCGCCGATGCATGCGCGTAGTATTCTGCGATGCGCTGATAGTCGAACACGACGTGACGTTCAGCAGCACACAACAGGAAGTTGCGCAACTCGGCTTCAAGATCAGTGCGCGTGGCGATTGCTGCGCGTAGCTGATCGCGCTTCTCACTATTGAGTAACTCTGCGACTGCGGGGCGCTCGCCAGTGACCTCGTACGTTGGCGCGACAATCTTTGATGTGTACGGCTCATCGTCACTCTCAGTGCGTGGAAGCTCCATGCCCCACGCCGTGAGCTCGTCGGCGTCCCACTCGTTTGCCAGGACATCCCAGTCCCAGTCGCCGAACCCCACGTTGTCCTTGATGATGAACTCGCGTCGCTGCGACTCAGTGAGGTGATCAGCTACGACCACTGGCACGGTCTTGAGTCCTGCGGCTTTGCACGCCTTGAGGCGCATGTTGCCACCTAGCACCACGCGCTCGGCGTCGGTGACGATGGGGCGCAGCTCCAGCATCTCAGGGAAGTCCTTGATAGACTGGACGAGCTTGTGGAACCGCTCGTCCCGGATGGTGCGCGGGTTGTTGGGGTTGGCTTTGACGCTAGCGATGGGCACGTGCTGCACGGTGGCGCTCATAGTCAAAACCCGATCAAAAGATGCGGAAGGATGGCATACCGATGCCATGCACGCGCGGCATCGGCGGCACGTCAGGCACCTCAGGCGGGTGCGGCGCATGCTCGGGCCATGGCAGCGCGCCCACACTGAGCCCTGCGGCGATGCGCTCGGTGCGCCATGCGAGCACGGTGTCGGTGGGGATCATGATGACCGCAGGCGCGCCAGGGTGCAGGGTCACCAGCTCATGCGCGATGCCGCCGTGCCCGCGCTTGAGTCGCTGGTACAGGGCTTGCTTGGTCACGCCGATGATGTCAATCGCCTCAGCGGCGCGCAGCGTGGGCGGTGGCTGATCGTAGCGATGGCTCATCGTGAGAGTCCGGGGCGGGGTAGTTGCGGTGGGCGTAGGTCAGGTTCATAGCAGGCCTCAACGACCCACCACGCCTCTGCGGCACTGCGCACAATCTCGACGCGCCAGCCGCACTGGCGCAGGTGGTCGTGCCACTCGCGTTGCTCTAGCGTCGTGCGCGCAGGTTTGTCTGGGCGCTTGAACTCTAGCGCGAGGCCCACGCACGGCGTGCCGTGCGGCATCATGCCTGGATGGAAGCATAGCCAATCAGGCACGCCTGCACTGACGCCCTCAGCCTTGAGGATGGCTGCCTCGCGCGCGCTGCGGCGCCCGCCATTGGGGACGGCGCAGGCGGGCAGCTTGCTGGTAAACGGGTGCAGGCGCCAGCGCTGGACGAACAGACGCTGTTCGACAGACTCAGGATAGGTGCGCTTGCGTGCAGGCTTTGATGTAATCATCGCCAGTCCTCGGGGTTGCGACTCGCCACTTCAAGTAAAATGTCCGTCAGGGCGAGCGCGGTCTTGATGGGCACCGCGACACTATGTCGGTTGTGCTTGCGCGCGTTGGCGGCTTCCATGGAGAGCCACATCGCGCACTGCACGACGCGCGCGTGCGTGATGCGCTCAGGGAGCTCGTGCGCGTGGGGGCGACTCATGCGATCGCGCCGCGCTCAGCGCGCTCTTGCTGATGAATGGCGCGATGCTCGCTGGATTTGACCACGAGCAGGTGATCCGGGTTCACGCACAACGTATTGAAGCAGCGATGGTGCACTTCCTCGCCATGACTGACAGGGCGCCCAGCGAGCTTCAGTGTCAGTCGGTGGACGTTCCACTCCATGTGGGGCTGCCTGCTGCGATCGCGCGCACTCCCGCACGGCATGCGCGGGTATCCCTTGCCGCGACTTGTGTCGGTCTTGCCGACCCAGTGCCAGCACGGGGTCGGCAGCTTGCTGGTGCGCTCCTTAATCTTGTGGCGCAGACGCGCGGGCAGCATTGCCAGCCGCAGTCGGCGGCGCGGCGGCGGCGGCTCAGCGATGTCAAGCTCGTATTGACTCATGCGCCCTCTTGTCGGATGCGATCCAGCAGCTCAGGGACAGTATGCTGGCGCAGCACGGCAAGGCGCTGCGCATCAGTGGCAATGCGACGCCGCTGATAGTAGGCCTCGCGCTCTTGCATCGCAGCAACGACGGCGGTCAGGTCGTACACCTGGCGGGCGAGGATGGCGAGCACCTCGGGCACGTCCTCAGCAGAGAACGGGCCGAACGTGTCGGACGTGGCGGGCGGCTCGTGGTGCTCAGTCATGGCGAGGGCGGGTCAGGCGGCGGCGTAGGGCGTCGGCGGTCTCGATCAGCAGCCAGTACGCTTCGTGCAGGCAGACCGCGGCGCCGACAAGGGCGAGCGTGCCGACGAGCCACCAAAGCTGCTCGGCAAGGGTGATGGACACGGGCTCACTCATAGTCGTTGAGTTGGCTGGGATGCGTTTCAATGCAGCCGTCATTCGCGTCCTTGACGTAGCGGTTGTGCAAGCAGCGCGATGCGTAGTACAGCGCTGCCCACTCCTCCGCCATCATCGGCTCGGGCAGCCCGCCCGCCTCGGCCTCCTCGCGCGTGAGGCGGCGGCGGGTAGCGCCCGTGCCGGTGGGGATGCGGTCACCGGAGCGGATCATAACGCCACCTGCTCGCGCTTGAGCGTGTAGCCGGTTAAAAGCGCCCAGAATCCGCGCACGATAAGATCGCCGGGGAACGCATCCCGTAGTGCGTGCATCTCCCCCGACACACTTATCCCGATCACGCGCCCTTGTGGGTCACGCACGATGTAGGCGTCGATCATGCGTCATCCTCCTCGGCCTCAAGGGCCAGCCACAGCGCGGCAAGGGCGCGGGGTTCTGGGTTGGCATCAATTGGTAGTCTTGCAAGCCAAAGATGCGCAGCGATA